CAGCAGCGATCTTATCAAATGGAGGTCTGTTTACGTGGGGAAGTAATTCATATGGTCAACTGGGTATTAATTCAACTACCAGTAGAAGCTCACCAGTACAAGTAGGCACTACTAATAGCTGGACAGCTGTATCGGCTGGTGGTAATTATACAGCTGCAATTAAAACAGACGGCACTCTTTGGACATGGGGACGTAATAACTTAGGTCAACTGGGTAGTGGACTTACAACTAATAGAAGCTCGCCAGTACAAGTAGGCACTAGTGGCTGGATAGCTGTATCAATGAGCCTTGGTGGTGATTTTACAGCAGCGATCTTATCAAATGGAGGTCTATTTACATGGGGGTCTGGTTCCGGAGGTAGACTGGGTAGTGGATTAACAACTAATAGAAGCTCACCAGTACAAGTAGGAAGTGGTAGCTGGACAGCTGTATCAGCCGGTGTTAGTCATGCAGCAGCGATCTTATCAAATGGAGGTCTGTTTACGTGGGGAAGTAATTCATATGGTCAACTGGGTAGTAATTCAACTACCAGTAGAAGCTCACCAGTACAAGTAGGAAGTGGTAGCTGGACAAAGGTATCAACTGGTAATGGTTATACAGTAGCGATCTTATCAAATGGAGGTCTGTTTACATGGGGACGTAATAATTATGGCCAACTTGGTGATGGATCTACAGCTAATAGAAGTTCACCAGTACAAATAGGAAGTAGTAGCTGGACAGCTATATCAGCTGGTAGTACTCATACAGCAGCGACAAGTTCAGCTAATTTATTGTTTACATGGGGAAAGAATAATTATGGTCAACTGGGTCTGAATAATCTTTCAAATATATCTGCTCCAGCAATTGTTGGTGGTTTAACTTTGCAGGTTTCAACGCCAACACAAGTAGGAAGTAGTAGCTGGACAGCTGTATCAGCTGGTGGTACTCATACAGCAGCAATCAGATCAGATGGATATCTGTTTACGTGGGGAAGTAATGCATATGGTCAACTAGGTAACGGAATGACTGTTAATCAGGTATCACCAATACAAATAGGAAGTGGTAGCTGGACAGCTGTATCAGCTGGTGGTAATTATACAGCAGCGATCTTATCAAATGGAGGTCTGTTTACATGGGGAAATAATATATCAGGTCAACTGGGTAGTAATTCAACTACCAGTAGAAGCTCGCCAGTACAAGTAGGCACTAGTAGCTGGACAGCTGTATCAGCTGGTTCTCTTCATATAGCAGCAATCAGATCAGATGGAGGTCTGTTTACATGGGGATCAAATTACACTGGTCAACTGGGTAGTGGATATCCAACTTATAGAAGCTCACCAGTACAAGTAGGAAGTGGTAGCTGGACAGCTGTATCAGCTGGTGGTGATCATACAGAAGGACTAAAATATAATTAATCTTCTAATAAAATTAAAAAATATTATAACAATATGTTTGAATAAAAGTTAATTTTATAGTCAGTTAATAGTTTATCCAAACATTACAATAATATATAATGAATATATACATATAACAAAAATATGGGAGTTTTTATGCATTTGATTGATCAGCAACTAAATTTAATGGTAAGAGGTCGTTTTGATGAAGGTTGGAAAATATCTGAAGAATTAAATAATAATTTTCCTTATGATCCAAGAGCTTTGTTCAATAGAGGTTGGTTTTTAATAAACCAAGGAAAGTTTCAAGAAGGGTTTAAATCTCTTGAGTACGGCCGAACATTGGATGTTTATGGTAGTGGAAAAATAAATTCAACAAAACCGATTTGGGACCAAAGTGATCTCAATGGTAAAGTAGTAATTATTAATATGGAAGCAGGATATGGTGACAATATCATATATGCAAGATTTGCAACCGAAGTTTGGAAAAGAGGTGGTAGTTGTATCTTATGTTGTGATAAAACTCTTCACTCACTTTTTTTAAGAATACCTGGTGTTAGCTCATGTATTACTTTAGATGAAGTCGAATCTACATATCACGACTTTTGGATACCAAGTTTTAGCTGTAGTTGGTTATTTGGCCATACTTTTGAAAATTTGCCAAACGAACCTTACATATTTTCAAAAAACGAAAGTGTTGATATATGGCCATCTATAGTAAATACCAAGAAAAAGAAAATAGGTATTCGTTGGAGCGGGAATCCCAAATTTGAACATCAACAATTCAGAATTTTTCCACCAAAAAATATAATTAATCTTCATAAAGCATTACCACATTGTCAATTCTATTCATTACAAACTCACAATGATATATATGAGCTGCCTGCAGAAATTTCAGATCTGCAACATTTTTTGATTTCCTGGGAGGATACTGCAGCATGTATACAAAACCTCGATCTAGTAATTACATCATGTACTAGTGTTGCACATCTTGCCTCTGCCATGGGTAAGCCTACATGGGTTATTGTACCTATTTTACCATATCATATTTGGGCGTATGGTGGGGAGCATAGTCCCTGGTATCAAGATACTACAAAAGTATATCGTCAAGAAATATTTGGTAAGTGGGATGAGCCTTTTGATAAAATAAAAAAAGACTTAATTAGTCTTTTTCCTTCTGATTGAATTATTGGTAAATTTAATATTAACATATAGAAAGAATAGTTATGGATAAAACATTGCATTTTATATCTGGCTTACCAAGAGCTGGTTCAACATTGATTGCTAACATTTTGAAACAAAATCCTTAAATACATGGTGAAGCTGTTACATCACTGTCTTCTGTTTTTGGAAGTATTAATTCAGCATGGAATACGTTTGAACAAAATCTCGAATACGATAATAATAAATCAAAAAAAGGAGTACTAAAATCAACACTCCAAGGATATTACTCACATATTAATAAACCCATTATTTTTGATAAAGATAGAAATTGGATATCTTTGATCCCACAGCTAGAAGCTGTTTTAGATCGCAATGTGAAGGTAATTGTGTGTGTTCGTAATCCAGCAGAAATTCTATCTTCTTTTGAAAAAATGAAAAGAGATAATCCATTATATTTTTCTAGAAGTGATAGTGTGTTGAGAGAATCATCAAGTGTATCAACAAGAGCATATTACTATGCAGGACCAGAGGGATCCCTTGGACCAGCTCATAGAAATTTAAAAGATGCTATTACTATGGGTTACTTGGATAGACTTCTATTTATAGATTATAATCGGTTTTGTAGTACTCCGAAAGCTCAAACAAAAAGAATATATGATTTTTTCGAAATCAAACATTTTGACCATGATTTTGAAAATATTACTCAAGAAGAAGAATATAACGATAAAGCTGTTGGGTTACCAAACTTACATAAAATTAAAAACACGTTAGATAGAACAACGTTGAATTGTGTTGAATACTTAGGACTAGATCTATACGAACAATACAACAGAGAGATTTTTTGGAATGCTTGGATTTAATAAATCCAAAATAAATTTAAACATTAAATTCAAAGGAATATTATGATTATTGAACATACAAAATTAAATATGGGATGTGGTTTTAAAAAATTAAACGATCACTGGAACGTCGATTTATCTCCAAAATGTAACCCTGACCAAGTACTAGATTTTAATATAACTCCGTGGCCCTACGAAGATAATTTTTTTGATAAAATAACTGCTAATTATATTTTGGAATATCTTGGTCAATCACCTGAGGTGTTTACTAATATTATCAAAGAAATGTATAGAGTTAGTAAAGATCAAGCTGAGTGGTTTATTTGTATTCCGCACCATAGGAGTGATGGGTTTTATGATGACTATACTCGTGTAAGAGCACTAACTGCTAAAACTTTTATGATGTTTGATCAAAAAACAAACATAGAGAGTTTTAGAAGAAATTCAAATGAAAGTACTTTTGGATTGCAACATAATGTTGATTTAGAAATTTATGATACAACATACAATATCATCAAATATTGGTTACAGCAACAACAAGAAGGACTCATTGGATCAAGAGAATTAGATATGAAACTCAATACATTAGCAAATGTAGCTGAAAGTGTAAATATTTTTATTAGAGTACACAAGCCTTGTAGATACAAAGATTTAATAAAAACTTCTTAATATAATCAAGAATAATACATTGTATACATTAGTTAATCAAATTCAAATACATTATGCGTTACAAGTTTGTGATACTAAATCATTCCAAAATCAAAAAAGATACGCTAGTGATGATAGAACAGAGATATCTAAGAAAAGTATCAAGTCATTTCTAGAATCAATCAAACAAACTTGTATTACTCATCCAAATTTTAATCATAATGTTGTTATTGTTAACGACCACAGTTCCAAAGATTTAATTAATTTTATTAAACAAATAATAGTAAAATATCAATCTTCAAATATTAATATTAATTTGATTAATCTTTTTAATGTTACAGGTATTTCAGAAAGTATAAAATTTTGTTATAATTGGTTAAAAGAAAATGGTAAAGATTTAGTATATCAAGTCCAGGATGATTATTTATTTTTTCCCAATGCAATAGGAGAAATGATAGATATTTATCAACAAATTTATGAACAGACTGGATCTGACTGCATTGTTAGTCCTTTCAATGATCCATGGTATTGGAATACGATTTATAAAAACAAATGTACTCCTAGAACTTTAATTGTTGGTAAGAATAGATACTGGATACAATACTACGATATGTGTTGTTCATTTTTAACATCATATCAACAATTTAATAGACATTGGGAATTGTATGATAAGTTTTTTTATTTATTAAATGAAAAAAATAATGAACTAGAAAATTATTCTTTGAATTATATTCTTACAAAAAAAGGAGTCTTAGGATTGGTTCCAGTAAATACTCTTTCTTTTCATCTTCAATCAGACACAGAAAAAGATCCTTATTTAGACTATAAACCACTGTGGGAAAGTATAGATATTAATTAAAATGCATAATATGCAAATATTTAAACAAATTGATAATACTGCTAATTTTTTATTTACTAATAAGAAATTCAAAGCTGCGGGAGATTTACTTTTGAATACAGTTGATTTGATTCCAGAAGAAGCAAGGCCTACTTTCTATAGTAATGCAAGAATGAGCTATTTTCATGCTAAAGAAATATCAAAAGCACTTGAAATAGCGTTGCATCACATCAACAAATATCCCTCATGCGATAAAGAAATAATTAGAGATATTGTTCAGTACAACAGATATCTTGGTAGATATGATGCTGCTCGAGTGTGGTGCGAGAAAATGCCAGACTGCAATGAAAAAAGACTGTTCCAAGGATGGTTTCTTATGCAAGAAGGTAAATTTGAACTAGGTGTTGCTAAGACAGAGGAATGTAGACATCAGTCCTATTGGTGGAAACCCGGTGCTCCTAACCATAGACCAATTTGGAATAAAACTAAATGTGATAGTTTGGTAATATGTGGTGAAAGCGGATCTGGAGATGAGATTATTTTTTCTAGGTGGATTCCTGAAATTAAAAAATATTGTAATAATTTATACTATCATAGTACTAAAGATGTGCAAGATGTATTTTATAGAATTTTTGATATAAAAAAATACGATGAGTCTAAACACCATTCTGTTGATTATATTGTACCGTTAATGAGTATTCCTTTCATTCTTAAAAAAGATCATCCTTGCTCAAAAAAATACTTAAAGGCTGACTTGTCTAAAGTTGAATTTTTTGATAATTATCTTCCAAAAAATAATATTAGAATTGGTATAAATGATACTGGTGACTTGAATCATTTAGAAAATCATATGAGAGTTATACCTTTAGATTTAATTATAGATAAGTTTAAAGATCTAGGACAGCTTGTTTATTTACAAAAAAACAAGAGCCATATTACATCATTTAATGATAATATATTTTTTCCGATTATTGACAACTGGGAAGATACTTTAGCTATCTTAGAGAATTGTGATATAATTATTACAGCATGTACGAGTATTGCTCATGCTGCTGGAGCTTTGGGAAAAAAAACAATTGTTATAAGTAATCCAGCTGATTATTTTACTTGGTGCTCAGTTGAAAATGGTGAAAAAAGTATTTGGTATGAAAATGTGTGGTGTGTCAGACAAAAAGACCCGCAAGATTGGTCTTTTCCTCTAAACAACGCTAAAGAAATAATTTTACAAGAACTTAAAAGATAATATGATATTTGGTGATAAAAAACATAAAAATGTGTTGGTGTCTTGTGATCACGGTTTAATGATTGTTAATCGTTTTGATTCTGATCCTCAATATCCCGATGTTGGCCAAGCACAATTTATTCTTGATCACGGTAATGCTTCAAGTATAGAGGGATATACTACATTTGAAAGATGTAAAAACACCATAGATCCTATTATATTTGATGTAGGTGCTAATATTGGTACTTACGCTACTGTTGTTTCTAAACTTTGTCCAACTGCTAAAATATATTGCTTTGAACCACAGCGTCTTATTTTTCAAATGCTTTGTGGTAATTTTGCTATCAATAATTTGGAAAATTGTTATGCTTATCCTATTGCACTTGGAGATATAAGTGAGTGGATTAACATAGACGAACCAGATTACAATCAGCAAGGTAGTTTTGGATCATTTAGTATTATTAAAGATGTAATAAAGACAAGAGCTAACAAACAAACACCTACACAAAAATTAACATTGGATGATTTTGTTGAAATTTATAAAGTACGAAAAGTTGACTTTATTAAAATCGATGCTGAGGGGATGGATATAGAAGTTTTAAAAGGTGCTGTAAAAACCTTAAAATCTTTTAATCCCTCATTACTTATTGAAAATGTTTATGATGGAGTTTTTGATATGTATGATATTATAGAATATCTTAGAGAAAAAAATTATGAATTCATGGTCAATGGTGGCAATAACGTACTGGTTGTTCCAAAAATTAATAAAGATGATATATAAATACTCCAAAGAATAAGGAGTAGTAATGTCTATACCAACATCAAGATCAGAATTCAAATCATATTGTCTTCGTACTCTTGGCTTCCCTGTAATTGAAATCAACGTTGATGATGATCAAGTAGAAGATCGAATCGATGAAGCACTCAAGTATTATTGGGATTACCATTTTGATGGTACTGAAAGAGTTTACTACAAGCACCAAATTACTTCAACAAACATTACAGATAAGTATATTACATTGCCTGAAAATATTATTGGTGCAGTAAGAATTTTTAATATTGGTGATCCAATGGTTACTAATAATTTATTTGATATAAGGTATCAGATTGCTCTTAACGATCTGTATACATTGACATCTGTATCCATGATTCCTTACTATATGATGTTTCAACACATTCAGCTAATGGAACAAATGCTTGTTGGCCAACAACCAATTAGATATAATAGACATACTGATAAACTTTTTATTGATATGGATTGGGGTAAGGTAAATGTTGGTAATTATTTAATAGTTGAGGCATACCAGATTATAGATCCAGATGTTTACACAGATGCATGGGGTGATAGATGGTTAGCTCGATATGCTACTGCATTGATTAAGAAGCAATGGGGATCCAATCTAACAAAATTTAGTGGATTACAATTACCTGGTGGGGTTCAGTTCAACGGTGACAAAATTTACAACGATTCAGTTAATGAAATTGAACAAATGGAAAAAGAAATGTCATCATCATATTCGCTCCCAGCTTATGATATGATTGGTTGAGGAGTACAAAATAGCTACTTCTTTCTATTTTAATAATTTTGGTGCAAGCCAAGAGCAGCTATTGATTGAAAATCTAGTTGTTGAATCTATTCGCATGTACGGGCATGATGTTCATTATCTTCCAAGAACTAGAGTAAATGATGATGTAATTTACGGAGAGTCCTCATATTCAAGTTTTAATTCTGAATATTTTATTGAGATGTATATAAAGAACGTAGAGGGATTTAGCGGTCAAGGCGATTTTCTTTCTAAATTCAATCTTGAGATCAGAGATCAAGTAACATTTACTGTCGCTAGAAGAACATTTAGTAATGAAGTTGGAATTTATACTTCTTTTGTAAGACCTAGAGAAGGTGATTTAATATACTTCCCTCTTAATAATAAATTATTTGAAATTAAATTTGTTGAACACGAATCAATTTTTTATCAACTTGGTGCATTGCAGACGTTTGATTTGACTTGTGAGTTGTTTGAATATAGCAATGAGATTTTTAATACTGGTATATCGATTGTTGATGATAAGCAAAAAGATCTCACTTTCAATCTCTCAGATTTCGCTATCAAGACAGAGAGTGGTCTAGCTATTGCTGATGAAGATGGATTTGATCTGATACTAGAATCATTTAATATAAAAACTCAAGATCCTATCTCTGATGATCTACAGTTGCAGACTGAGGGTAATGATATTTTAGACTTTAGTGAAATCGACCCCTTCTCAGAGGGAGTTTATTAATGTTTAATCAAGTATTTTATCACGATACTATAAAAAAATATGTTGTTCTATTTGGAACGATCTTTAATGACATTTACATCCAGAAGAGTGATGGAGCTGATACCACTCAAAACATTAAAGTTCCTATATCGTACGGACCAAAACAAAAATTCATTTCTA